ATTGATGAGATGTTTGAGGTAAATAATGAAAAATAGTAAGTTACATACTACCGAAGATAAAAGTAACGAAAAGGTTACATCCAGCAACTCAAAGAGTGAAGATACACCACGAATGATTGATGTACACCGAAAGCAACTAAGGGCGCAACGGTGGTTGCAAGATAACACCCACGAAGGTATGACCCCTGAGCCTCCCCAAGATACAAGCCTGACTGAAATAACCGCCGAGTATTTTATGGCAACAGACCCAGACAGAGTTGCACTACAACGAAAAGTTTTGGCATGGCACAAAGCCGAGAGAGCTAAACTCTTTGAACAAATACGGAGTAAAGTAAATAGTATGTACGAACTATCGATAACAGATTTGGAGTTACGCCAGCATCAACAAGGTGTAGAAATACCAGTATTACCTAAAACTCAAGTGTTGGAAGCACTGACTAGATTGGAGCAGAAATGAAAAACTCACCGAGTAAAAACAAGGTGGTTGCTGCACCTACCATTATACACCGTCTAAAAAACTGGTGGGCTAAACGATGGGGCGAGTGCTACCGAATGAAGATGGGCTATTCATGTAAGAATAGAGTCTGTAAAGGATTAGAGGAGCATTAAGATAAGGGTACAAGCAAGCGTAAATATGGTATAATGTAAATAGCTATGATTTTAATAAACTTAGGCGAAGTATTAACCCCTCAAGCACGCAAAGATGCTAAAAAGGGCCAGACATATGGCTTTCAACAATCTGACGGAAATATTATTCATTATAAGGTTATTAGAATAAGTAAATCATTTAGAAATGTATGGGCAGAACGAGTAACACTCTTGACCCCAGACGAAATGCAAGAGAAATGGGACGAGGTACGTAATGAGAACCGGTAGACCATCAAAACTTACACCAGAGATAAAAGTAAAAGCAGCTGAATATCTAAAGCAATGTATAGAAGAAAGTAAGGTACCACATGCAGCAGGTATGGCAGTACACTTAAACGTAACCAAACACAGTTTATATAACTGGGCAGACCACGATGATGACTTTTTACACACATTAGCAGAATTAAAGACATTACAAGAGGCTACACTCATTGACGGTAGTATTACAGGAAAGCTAAATACAGCTATAAGTAAACTCATGTTAGCGAACCATGGATACAAAGATAAACAAGACATAACATCTGATGATAAAAGTATAAGTCCGATACTCGTAAAGTTTGTGGGTGAAGATGACGATAGAAATACCGATTGAATATAAGAGACTATTTGATAGTGATTGGCGTGAAGCAGCTATTTATGGTGGAAGGTATTCATTAAAGAGTCATACGGTCGCAAGAGTACTTTTAATCTTAGGTAGACAGAAACAAATGAGGTTTGGATGCTTTAGGGAATTTCAGAACTCTATAGCAGAATCATCTCATCAACTATTAAAAGATTTGATTAGTGAATATGAATTAAATGATTACTCTGTTACTGATAATTCTATTTATAACCGATTAACTCAAACCGAGTTCTTATTCAAAGGGTTGAGGCATAACGAACAATCCATTAAATCTATCGAGGGTATTGATATAGCCTGGGTAGAAGAAGCTCAAACCATTAGTAAGACATCACTAGAAGTATTGACACCTACCGTGCGTAAATCTGGTAGTCAAATTATCTACACGTATAACAGACTATTAGAGAATGACCCAGTACATCAGAGATTAGTTATAGAGGGTAGACCGAATACTTTAATCATCCATGCTAATTATGATATTGCAGAGAAGTATGGCTATATGCCAGAAGTTATTAAGAATGAGATAGAAGACGATAAGATTAACCGTCCATCATTATACAAACACAAATGGTTAGGTGAACCAAACAGTATTGAACGTAGAGTATATAAGGATTGGAAACGTATTGAGACTGTACCACATGAAGCTAGTTTAGTAAGAAGAGGATTAGACTTTGGTTATTCTAGAGACCCTGCTGCGGTCATAGCGATTTATGAATACAACGGTGGATATATCTTAGATGAAGAATTATACCGAACAGGAATGAAGAATAACGATATAGGTGCAGTACTTAAGAATGTTGATGACCCTAATGTATTAGTGATAGGAGACTCTGCGGAGCCCAAGAGCATTGCAGACTTAGCAGAGCAAGGTATTAACATCATTGGAGTAAAGAAAGCTGGTGGGGAGGACGAGATGGGCAATAAAAAGACGTTTAAGCAGTATGGTATAGACTTTGTGAAGCAAAAGAAAATAAGTTACACTGCGAGGAGTAAGAACCTAGAGCAGGAGTATTACACGTATTTACACAAAGAAGATAAAGACGGAACCATTATCAATGACCCTGAAGACGGTAATGACCACGCAATGGATGCGACGTTATATGGATTTATGGGATTACGACCAGCAAAGAAGCAACAACCCTTGCAGCAATATAAGCCACAGAATTTTATGGTGTAATTATGAAATATGGAATTATAACAACTAGAGAAGCATATCATGATGGAAAGTTAGCAAGTAAACGGGTAGAACGGTCTATCCCAAAGATGATTAGTACAAAAGCTGAAGCACTCACTGAAATGATGGAAGCTCTTGATACAATCACGAATAAAGAAACACGACATATTACAATAGAATTAGAAGCTGATTTAATTACTGGCAACTTAAAAAAGATTACTATCAAACATTTGATACAGTAGTTATGAATATATAGTATAATAAAAAATGTAATGTCATACCTTACAAAAGATTGGCCTAGTAAATAGGAACAACTATAAGTATGATTCACTTAGAAAAGACAGATTTAACAGATGCTTACTACGAAGCTAAGAAGACAGCGACAGACTGGTACAAACCTTTTGATGAATACGAACGCTTAGCAGCAAACAAAATAAGCAAAGCAATTGGCAGGAATATGCCACGTGTAAATGATGGTTCACTTGCAGCCTCATTACTAGAAACTCCAATGCAAGTATTACCTAGCATGCAACCCGGTAAGTTTCACTCTAAACAACAGAGTAAAGCATGGGTAAATGAAGTCGCGAATATTATTTGGAAGAATGTTATAATCCCTGGTGCAAATACTCAAGCATCATTCTTTGATAAGGAACAGATAGCTCTCTATCGTGCTCTTAAATACGGTGCACAACCTCGTTATAACTTCTTTGTATCAACTGATACGTATACTGGCTCTGATTGGTCACTCCCGTATGTACGGAATATTAAGCTAGAACCTGGTAAGTTCAGTGCTGATGATTGCGATTATATATTCCTTGATGTCTACTACACGAAACTACAGCTCAAGAGAATAATAGAACAACAGAAGACTGAAAAGGATTCTACATGGGACATTAAACTACTGAAGAAGCTTGCAGATATGTCAATGACTTCTAAAGAGATGGAAGAACAGAACATCAATGAACGGTCGAAACAGGTACACTCAAGTGGTATTAAAACGATTATATGCTTTAACAGAGGTGTTGGTGCTCCATTCTACATGTTTAGTCCGCACTTAGCCCCTGGTGAATGTCTACGTACATGGAATAATCCAGACCCAACTGGTGCACTACCAATTACACTACAGTATTGTTATGAGAACTTAGAAAGTCCATTTGGTATCGGTCGAGCAGAACTTGCTGGTCCTACACAGAATGTATTAGACTTCATGACACAGGCTCATGTATTCGCGACACAAGTAGGATTACAACCACCAAAGAAAATATCTGGACCTGTTGATACTGCAAACTTGAACTCATTAACATTTACTCCTGATGCACTATGGCAAATGGGTCAAGCACAGATAGAAGTAGTTCAGAATACAAACCAAGTATATAATCAGTTCCCAGCAAACTTTGGTCTATATAAAACACAGCTTCAGACCTTACAAGGACGCACAGATGGCTCAGTAAGTGCAGAGAGTGGTAATCCATCATTCAGCAAGACACAAGCTGGTGTAAAGATGCAAGAAGACCGCACAAACTCACAAGACAATTACTTACGTAATAAAGCCGATACTGCAAGTGGCAAGATGTCTGAGAAGATGATGAACGTTCACATGGGACAAATGGAAGGTGCAGATGTACTTGAAGTAGTAGAAGATGACTTAGAGCGACTAACAAAAGCTGGATTCTTTGATGATAACCCACAAACCCCCGAACCATCAATAAAAGATGTTGCTATTCTCTATGATGATTTGAAATCTACATACACGTTTGAGTTTGACCCTCGACCAGAAGCTGATGAAGATGAAAAGAACCGTTGGCTTGAACTAATTGATATTGCAACCAGTAATCCTAATGTGTTACCAGCAGTACAAATGTCTGGATATGACTTTAATATTGGTGAAGCATTCAAAAAGGTTATTAGCTCGAGTGGTGCAGATGGTTGGGATAAAGTTTTAGTTAAAATAGACCCACAGCAAATGGACATGATGAACCCACAGATTGACCCTGCAACTGGCATGCCTATAGACCAACCGATTGATGACCCAATGGCTGGTGGGCAGCTCCCAGAACAGCCACAGGATGCAGAATTGTTAGCTACTATGGAAGAGTATGGTCTAGATGAGAGTGCAGCGGGTGCAGTACTCATGGCAAGACGACAAGGATATGAAGAAGAAGAGATATTACGCTTCTTACAAGGAGGTGCTGAGTAATGGCAACTGATGACAGTGTTACGTATACAGGTATTGACGAACCAATCAATGGTATGTTTGATAATGAAGTAGTTGATAAGGTTACTCAAAATAAATTAGATGATGAGAAACGCAAGTTAGCTGAGTTAACACCTCAATTACAAGACATTGTTGATATGATTACACGAGAACAGCAGATAATGGTTGATTTTGTTATAGGATATATAGATAATACGAGTGAATCTGAGGAGAATGTGAAAGCAGAACTTAAAGCAGCTGGCAGATACCGTAAATACTTAGATGAATTAAAGACTAAGTTTTCCTTAATGTTACAAGAAACGAGAAGGTAATGGAAGAAACTACTGACACAAAAGTATATGAGTTTGACATTGATAAGATGCCAACCACGAAGAAGATTATTAGTCTACATCAGGAAGGTAATTACTTAGTAGGAATAACTGAATTAGGTACTCATTTCCGTAAACATATACCGGTCGGTAAAGAATTAACAAAGGAAGGGGATACATTTGTATTAAAGAACAGAGTAGTAACGTAGGGTAGTCCAAAAAGTCGCTCCTCCACCCCGGCCAAATAGACTATCCTACATTGCTTCCCTGGCAATAGAATCACTCACTTACGAGTAGAGGCTCACCACCTAAGGTAGAATAACTAAAGGAGATTAAATGGATGAAGATAACACTTCAACCGATGTAGCAGAAGCTACTCCAGCAGAAGACCCAATTCTGAACACTCTGAGTGATACAGAAGACGAGCCGGCAGATACCAAATCTGCTGACCCAGTCGAGGAAACCAAAGAAGAACCAGAAGCCGAAGCTGAGACCCCACCAGAGGTAGAGCAGCCTGAAGAAGAAACCGAGGAAGTCGAAGCCGAGGTAGACCCCAAGGAAGAAGCTCGTAGACGGTACGAAGAGCGGCAGAGAGTTATCAAAGAACGAGAAGCCCGTGTTCAAGAACAAACTCAGGACTATGTGAATGAGGGCGAAGATGAATACGACCAAAGACTTCGAGCTATGGAAGTTCAACAGTATAGTAATCTAATTGCTAACAATGAACAGACACTCATAAATGAATTCGAGAGAGTCAAAGCCAATCCCGATTTACAAATCTTTAATCCAGAGAACCACGAACTATTCAATGAACGAGCCTATGACAAAGCTTTGCGTGATTATAATGCAGGTTACATAGGGTACGATACGAATGGTAACATGGTAACAATTAAAGGTTCATTGTTCGAACATTTAACAGAAACAGCAGATTTATTGCAAGGGGCAGTTAAATCTGGAGCTGTGGCTCAAGTGAGAGCTACTCGAAAGGTGCAGACTAATGCAGACCCTAAGCCTGCAGCACCGCAAAAAGAAACAGCAAAAGATACGGTCCTGGATATTCTTAAATCTGATTAAAAATATAAGGATAAGATAATGGCACAGAATTATGCAGCCGCACATTTGAAAGTCTTAGACGAGCGATATAGCCTAAAATCTAAGACTGACCTTATCGTGAACAAAGGCATTCGCCTCGACTTCAACGGTAAAAACTCAGTAACTATCTACAACGTAGATGTTGTTGCAGAGACCGACTACGTACGAAGCGGTACTAACCGTTTTGGTGCTCTAGTTGAACTTGGAACTGGTACACAAACATTTACCCTTTCACAAGATAAAGCTTTCACGTTCACAATCGACCGTGGAAACTACGAAGATTCACAAATGGTAACAGAAGTAGCAAAAGCTATTAAAAGGCAAGTTGATGAAGTATCAACACCTGCTACTGACATTTACCGATTAGGTGTACTAACAGCCTACGCTATCGCAAACACCAAGGGTGTTGTCGGTGGAACAGCTGTAGCTTACAACACAATCTATCAGTTGATTCTTGCACAGCAAGCAGCTATGAGTGAATTAAAAGTTCCAGAAGAAGGTCGTGTACTATTCATCACTCCTACAAACTACAACCTCCTAAAGCGAGACCCTGAGTTCGTACGTGATGCAGACTTAACTTACCAAGACCTCAAAAAAGGTGTTCTTGGAATGGTTGATGGTCTTACGATTGTACAGTGTCCTTCAAGCTACTTTGTAACGAAGTTTGAATTCATGATTGTACGAAATGACTTACTGATTAGCCCAATGAAATTCAACTCTGTACGTACTCTTGACGATGTTCAAGGTATTGACGGATGGGTTGCAGAAGGTCGTCGATACTACGATGCGTTCATTCCACTACAAAAAGTTGCTGGACTTCGTATCTATACTAAAGCTTAACAATTAAGGAGTTATATATGGCACAAGCAGAAATTACTAAAGGACGAGAAGAAAACAAACCAGGTGTATATCTACACAAAGAATCTGGGCAAAGTGTTGTAATTGAGGACGCACATGGTGTTGGTAATCAAATTGCAGATGCTTTTGTACAGGTTGGATTTGTTCGTCAAGAAGCAACTAAAGCAGAGCCTAAAGTAGCTCCTGTTGTTAAAACTAAATAAGAAAAGGAAAATAAATGGCAAACCCTGCAAACTCAACAGCCTACCGACTACCTGATGGTCGTATGGCTGTGAACGTAACAGAAGCTAAGACACTCGCACTTGCTGATTGCGGCTATGTTCAGAACGTAATCTACGCTGACGGTGTAGTTACTCTTCCTGCAACAGCTGTACTTGGCTCGTTCACTATCCGTAATGGTGGCGTTCCAACAACTAATGGTCCTGCTGGAACTGGCGATGATGGTAACAAAATCTCTGTAACACCTAACGCATCTGACAAGGTTGCTGGTGGTGTAGACGGAACTGCTACAGATGGCAAACCGTTCGAAAACACTGCTGCAACAGCTCGTGTTGGTGACGAAATCACTATTCTTAACACTGGTGCTACCGATGGTGGTGTTGTATCAGCCGTTAAGGGTATCTGGGTACGTAACAACGCTTAGTTAAAATTAAGGTGGTATACGCCACGATTACAGGGTCTAAGACATGACTGTAACGGTATACATACCACCTAACCAAAATAAAGGAATAACATGGATAAACGAGCTAACTTAAGACAGCACTTTCAAACAGAAGCTAACATTGCTTCAACTGATAAACAGTACCAACAACGTACTGCCCAGTTAAAAGACTTTGAAAACACGCTCATAGTTGCTATGAATACGCTGATTAAGTTTCTTGATGGGAAAACCACTAAGACTGAGGTCGTCAATCAACTTAAAAGTATTTCCACACCTGACGTTGATAAGGTCGTACAGGCAGTATCGAAATTAGATAAAGATATACTTACTAACAAACTAGACTTAAAGCCTGTCACAGACGGCCTAAATAGCCTTAAACGTGAGTTATCACTTATACCCAAGACACTGCCGAAGATTCCCGAAGCTAAAGATATAGTGAGGGTGTCTAATCTTAGTGAGGTTAGGTTAGATACTTCGGCGGTGGAAAAGGCTATCAAAGGTCTTAAACTAGACGTTAAAGCTCCTATTATAAACACTGAAAAGACAGACATCACTCCTCTTAAAGATGTCATGCTCGACCTATTAAAAGTTATCAAAAATCAGAAACCCGTAGAGGTACCTAAATTCCCTGAGATACCTAAAACCGATTTAACTAAGGTAGAAACTAAGTTAGATGAATCAAACAAACATCTTAAGAAGTTAGTAGACAAACCAGTCGGAGGTGGTGGTGGCGGTGGTGGGAATGGTACACCGTATGTAGATAGCACTGGGAAGCCATTAAACGTAGAACTTGAAACTGATGGCTCAGTACCGGTAACTGTTGTTGCAGGTGGAAGTGCAGGAACTGCTAATCTAAATACACGGGTTGATAAAGCTACTACAGATATTATTTATATTGGAAAAGCAGCACTAGGTACGGCTACGAGTGCAGCTTCATGGCAGATTAAAAAGATAGATAAAACAGTAACAGATAACGTAACAATAACATTCGCAGCAGCAGGGGCTTTTACCGCAACGTGGAATAACCGAGGAAGTGAGACTTACTCATGAAACCCATAAATCGCAGATACCATAATTTAGATAAGCCCACCGTTGCTAGTTCGGTAACTTGGGATATGAGTGATGGGCATACTATTGTTGTAAATGACCTTTCAACAGAAGGCAATATGGGTGACGGTAAAGAAGAATTGACTGCACTTGCACAACAGGCATGTGATTCGTACGAGGAGAACTTATAATGGCAGTAATTATTTCAAATGGTGCAACTGACCTACACGCTGCAAGCGGTTTTTACAGAGTAGAAGCATCAAATCTCGGAATATATAACAATACGACATTAGCACTGTCTACTACTCGGAGTATAGCGGTTACATTTGCAAACGCAGGAAACTGTCAAGGTGTTGTTATCGGTATATCTACTTCAAGTGCAACCCAAGATGTCACTGTTACATTAAAAGAGAGCGGTACTGCTAGGGCGAGTAAAACACTCACTAACGCACAAATTATAAACAGTACTTCGTATGTTGGTGGGCACTGGTTAGTACCGTTTACATTTACTGCACCATACGCAGTAACAACAACTGGTGGTGTTTGGACTATAGAGGTTTCACAATCAACTGCGTCTGCTGGTTGGGGTTTGATGACCTCTAACGGTACTGCACCGTTCTACGCAGCATGGTGCGATAACGCTATGACTTTCGCAGACAATGATACAGTTATTTGTAAGGATATAGTCACAATCTCACAAACCTGCACCGTAAAAGGTACACTTGGAACAGGTGATGCGGTAAACGCTACCGCTATATGGGTATGTAAGTCAGATAGTGCACCAACCAAAACAAACAACGCTAGTAAACTACAGATTATACCTGCAGCAACTATGACCTTATCTATCAATGGTTTAATTGGTTGGGGTTCACACTCTGGTATTCAAGCAGGAACTTCTACCGTACCAGTACCAGTTAGTAAACTTTTAACTATAGACTTTATACTTGTGACAGTTGGTTCAGCCTATGGGTTCAGAGGATTGTCAGCGTTTAGTGCATTAAGAGGTACATTTTTATTCTATGGCGAATATCCAACAACAGAACGCTACACTCTAACTGCACAAGCAAATGTTGGTGCATCATCTTTTTCAGTTGCCGATACAACAGGTATAAGTAATGGTGATATTTTTCACATATCGAAAGCATCAAACTCACAATATACTACAATTACTTTTTATACCGTAACAGGCACTACCGCAACAACTGTTTCAGTTACCCCGACTATTACAGGCTATGCAAGATTAGCAGGTGGTGTAGCGTACAAAGCAAGTGGGTACGGTATTAAGATTATACGAAGTGGTGCAACGGGAACATTTAATAACTCATTTGGCATACCGTCAAATTGGTATATATGCGGTATGGAAATATTCAGACATGCTAATGATGGTGGGTTTGCGTTCGGTGCAAGTTCATTAGCACAATCAGGTGAGGATAGTTCGTATAGGTCGAAGTGGCAAATGGAACACTGTATTAAAGGGATTGTTGGTGGAAGCCCATATCAACCGCTTGCAGGTGGCTATACACCATACGAGGGAATTAGCATGAATGATTGTGCAGGTTTCGGGTCAATGATGATTATCAGTGGTGTACAACAATCAGACTCATGGACAGTGGGTGCATTAGAGGAAAAGAACAACTATAGTTTTTCACAATTTTCAGGTGGTAAATCTATAGGTACGAACGGATACCCAACATGGGATATACAAGATAATATATTTGAAGTGTTTGCATACGGTTCATTGAAGGGTAAAGACTCAATAGTTAAGAACAATTATTTCCGAGGTGGTTCGGGTGGTGGTTGGCAATTCTACCTACAAGACTTCTTGAACTGTGTTGAATGGTCAGGTAATACATGGGACGAAACACCTACATCTTTGAACTTTCAGAGTGCTGTATTAAACCTCAATATGAAAGATGAATTAAATGTTGGAACGGTTGGCACCACTTCACATATCTATGCAAGGGCAGGTTGTAACATGATTAACGTCATTATGGAAAACCCTAGCTTTACACCTACTATAAATATAACCGAACAACTACTATGGGTAGACGGTTCAAAACTATCTATTGTTGATACAGCCAATGTTTCAGGCTCAGATGTTAGTTATATTCGTACAGGTGTTATACACCGCACGAAGTCAGGGTTATCTGATACAACTGTAAGAACATCTGGTGGTAGTGCTATGCGGTTCACTCCAAATAGTAGTACGCAACTTGCTAAGTGGGAACAAACAATACCTACTGGCGATATTACCAGTAAGACAATGACTATCACTTGTTGGGTATATATCAATAACGCTGCCTACTATGCGGGTACGCATACTAATCCTACTTTAACAGTAACCTATGACAAGACCTCTACCGTTACTTCAGTTGCTACAGCAACCGCAGGAAGTTGGCAACAGTTAGCTTGTACATTTACACCGACAACAGCGTATGGACAGGTCACTATGAAAATAACAGGTGCTACTGACGCTACAACAACAAGTAGATATTTCTATGTAGATGATTTCAATATTGCCTACCCTGCTGGCGTACAGATTGACTTGGGTGGACTTGACCTTTGGGCAAATGGTTTACCTGTTGCACCTGCTATTGCAACTATGCCAAGTATCACTGGGGTATGGGACGAGCCACTATCTGCACATACGATTGCTGGTAGTGCTGGCAAGATATTGAAAGACGGTGCAGATAACGCAGAGGCAGCAGCCTATGATATGTATAAATAAAAGGAGAAAATTATGGCAAAAATAGAAATGATACGAGGAGACACAAGGACAATCACCGCTACATTCGTAGACAGTGACGGTACTGCTTTAGACTTAACTGGCGGTACGGTATTCTTTACCGTCAACGCAAGTGCTGAACCGACAGACGATTCCGCAGCAGTAGTTAGCAAGGATGTAACCTCATTCTCAGCACCGACTACTGGTGTAGCAACAATCACTTTAGATGCTTCTGATACAACGAGTGTTACCCCTGGAACGTACTGGTACGATGTTCAATTCGTATCTGCTGGGGGAGTAGTAACCTCACTCGCTAAACAGAAGTTTGTATTAAAAGGTGACATAACTAGGAGAGTCGCATGACAGATATAGTGTTAGAAGTAGATGATTTAGAGATAGAGATTAACAGTAAAATAACTTTAGGAGAAAAATAATGGCTAAACTAATCCCAGACGCAAGACTAGACGCTATGCTTGCAATACTCACGAACGTAACAGCAATTTCAGTGTGCTCAACACAACCAACTACACGAACAGAAGCAATCACTACATATATGCTTGCTACCGTAGCGGCAGACTCAAGTGACTTCACCGCAGCAGATGACTCTACTGTAGGAAGAAAAGCTACTTGTGGTGCTCAGAGTGCTATCAGTATTACAAACTCAGGTACAGCACAACACATAGCTGGTACAGACGGAACAAACCTTTTATGGGTTACAACGTGTACTTCTCAGGCTCTTACCAGTGGTGGTACGGTAACAATCCCTGCATTTGCACTCAAACTTGCTGACGCAGCGTAGGAATAGCTGTGAAGTTTCTATACCAAGACAGAACTGAAACGGTAGATATAAGTACAGCACTCGATACTGCTAAGTCTTTAGTTAATGCTAACCCTAATCTTGTTTACGGTGAACTACTGGGTATGAGGGCGGATATGGTATCAGAAGAAGATGCAATCGCTAAGGTAGCTTATTTTCTTGGCCTAGTGTACAAGGGTGAGGATAAAGACAAAGCTTTAAAAGAAACAAAAGATATAACGAAAAAAGTAGATGAATATAGAAAACTGAAAGGTAAGTAATGGCAGTTAC